TGGTCATTTGAAACGAGAACTGGCTCGCTGGCATTCAAGTGTAAATAAATATATTCTTCTTCATGATACAACTGTCGATGCAATATATGGTGAAAGTGTTCGTATGAATATGAATGCCTTTGAACAAAGTAAAACATCTGGCATTCCGATAGATGAAATTAACAAAGGTCTTTGGCCAGCTGTTACTGAGTTTCTTCTAGAGCGTCCAGAATGGGTTCTGGAAAAAAGATACGAAAATAACAATGGGCTCACAGTCTTGTCAAGGATCAAGCAACTGCTCTAATGCAGGGCTTTATCCAATTAGTTTTTCCATACCTTCTTGTAAACTGTCTTCAGAATCCAAAGAAAAAACAAAAATCTTCGCAACAATTGATCCAGATAATCTAGCTACATATGTTTTTAATGATGAAAAAACTTATTATGAAGATTATCAAATAAGTATGTTTGGTAAAACAAAGAAAAAAGCTGGCTGGGATTGTCTTCGTCATTATGAAATTCTGGCAAATGGGTGTATTCCCTGGTTCCAAAATTTAGACAAGTGTCCTGAAAAAACAATGACACATTTTCCTAAAAAACTAGTTTTAGAAGCAATGGATTTATATTACAATAATTTACTTACAGATACACTATATAATTCTTATCTAAGTCAATTGTTGGACTATACTAAGAATTATTTGACTACTAAAAAAATGGCGGAATATATTTTGCAAACTGCTAACATTAAAGCAAACAGCATTCTCTTTCTTTCACAAAATATTTTACCAGACTATCTTCGATGTCTAACACTTCATGGCTTCAAAGAACTCTTAGGCGATGGATGCCATGATTATCCTCGGATACCTCATTTATATAAAGATTATGTAGATTATGCAAATTTATATGGAAAAGGTATAACCTACAGTAGACTTCTTGAAACATCTGCAAGAAATAATTCACTGGATTTAACAATTGAAAATGATATTCGTTCTCATAAGTATGAATGTGTTGTATATGGATCTATACATAGAGGTATGCCACTTTGGTCATTAGTAAATGAATTTTATAAGCCTTTTGAAATTATTCTATTATGTGGAGAAGATGAACATAACTGTAATTTTAAACATTATAGTGAAAAATATCCTCTTTTTTTAAGAGAACTTTAGACTTAGAGAGCACTATATACATCTAAATATAAAATGAGCAAAACTATTGGATTTTTTGTAAGACACTTTACAGAACGTGGTACAGAAGTTGCTATTTATGATTATGCAAAATATAATGAAGACATATTAAATAATAAAAGTTATATAATATGTTTTACACAAGAAAAACAGCAAAAAATAAATTTCCCAACACAAAGATTTTCGTATGATAAATTTAAGAATCGATTTCAAATAATTGAAATATCCGATATGAATGATATGAGTAATATTATTAAAGATTTACATCTTGATTATTTTTATACTTTAACTTATGGTGGTTCGAATGATATTTATCAATTTAATAATAAGGCACTTTGGGGAAATTGTAAAACAATTAAACATTGTGTTTTTGAGACAACTTGTTATGAAAGTGATTTTTATATTAGTATATCAAATATGTTAAATCAAAAAAATAGCACATCTATTCCTGTTATACCCCATATAGTTGATCTGCCAAACTCTTTTGAAAATCTTAAAAATGATTTACATATTCCAAATGATGCAATAGTATTTGGAAGATATGGTGGATTTGATGATTTTAATATACAAATTGCACATGACGCAATAAAACAATATCTACAATACAATGAAAATGCCTATTTTCTATTTATGAATACTGCTAGATTTTATGAACATCCAAGAATTATTTATTTAGATAAAAACTTAGATTTATATTATAAAGTAAAATTTATAAATACTTGTGATGCAATGATTCATGCTAGAGAAATGGGTGAAACTTTTGGATTATCAATTGCGGAATTTTCTATCAAAAATAAACCTGTTATTACTTGTAAGAATGGTGATTTAGAACATATTTACTTATTAGGAGATAAAGCAATTGTATATAATTCAACTGAAGAACTTATGCATATATTTAAAAATATTGGATCAATTATAAATTCAAGAAATGATTGGAATGCGTATCGTGAATTTTCTCCAGAGAAAATTATGAATTTATTTAAATTATATATTTTTGATAAGAATCTTATGTGTATTAACATGCAAAAAACAATAGTAGATAATTTTTTTGGATTTAAGTATACATATTTTATAAATGATTGTATGGCATCAACTTCTATTGGAATAAATAAAGAATGGGAACCACATATTAAAAAATTTACACATTTATATAATATTTTATATAATATTACAAATATTATTGATATTGGTGCAAATTTTGGCTATCATACTTTAATTTTTTCACGCGAGTGTAGTGCAAATGTTTATGCTTTTGAACCACAGATACAAAATTTTCAACTCTTACAGGATAATGTAAAAAACAATAATATTAATAATATTATATTATATAATTATGCTTGTGGAGATTATAATTGTGAAATTAAAATGCCAATATATAATATCAATAATAATATAAATATGGGTGATATTACACCAAATATAGATTGTATAAATAATAAATTTAGTATTACACAATCAGTTTTATTAGATGAAATTGATTTTCCATCAAAAATAGATTTAATAAAGATTGATGTGCAAGGTTGGGAAAAAAAAGTTTTAATAGGGGCAGATAAATTATTAAAAATACATAAACCAGTATTAATTGTAGAGTTTGAAGATTTTCAATTAATAAAAACAAATACAACCTGTAAAGAATTATTTGACTATATTAGGGAACAAGATTATTATATATTTTATTTAGAATATTGCTATCCAAGTGATCATGTATGTATTCATAATGAAAATTTAAAAGATTTTAGAATTAAATTTAAAGATTATATTTTTCCTCATATAGAAAGTAATAATATAAATTATAATTTGTTAAATGGCGTTAATGAAAAAATAGTAATGGTCTGATTTGATAGCATTTTAAAAAGCAATATGCGTCTTAACCAGAGTGTGGAATCACGACATAAAGTCTTGTAAATTTGGAGCATTCTGGGGGAGAGTTTGGATTCCGAACTCAGGCATTAACTCCGTTAAGACTGCTTAACGGCTCTTCCATTGATCACCACAAACATTGCAAATATATACATATTTTAAACTATTATAATCATAATTCAAATAAATCACATCTTTTTCCGTAGTACCTTCATTACTTGCACATGTAGCACTTGGGCATTTGATATTTTTTACATGCGGCAGTGTCGGATCTTGTCTTGTAAATTCATTTAGCAAAACTTTGTAAGCCTCAGAAGCCTTCTCCTGGACCATTGTCTCCAGAATAAGACTTCCTTTTTCATCACTCTCTTTGTGACCACAGTTTCTACAAATTCTCATAAGTACATCCGTGCTTGTGTCCAAGTATAAATAATAACGACATACAGGACAGAATTTCATTTTCCTGTTCTATATGTTTGATTTTTAAGCATCATTTTTTTAGCACTATTTAATTTTTAAAGACTAATTTTTCCCAGTTTATTACACCAGACATTCCATAAGGCAATCCTTTTACCTCTTCAGTAAAATCTTTATTTGCCTCTACAATTGCCTTTACTCTTAGCCAGAATGTATCCAGATTTACTTTTCCAAAAAAATCACTTTGATACGGAGACAGAGTAATAGTCGTTTTCAAGTTTATACTATATGCCAGTATTCTATATTTTACAAAGTCTGCATATCGTTTTCTCTTCAATACTAATTCAGTCCCATCTCCCTCCCAGCCAGGTTCGTGTTTCATTGGATCAGAATCCAAGAGTCCTTGAATACTTAGTAAAACAGTAGAAAGACTCATTGTCGTTGCCCAGCTCGGACCAGACCAGGTTCCCAGAATACTTAGACAGACTTTCCCATCAATGTATAAATTTGGATGAAATCTTGTAAGACCATCATATGATAAAAATTTTACCTTGGGTGGCTGAAATGGATAGTCTTCTGGTAAAACAATATGGAAAAACATGAGACCCCCCTCATATACACTATCTACCGGTCCAAGAATTAAAGCAGAAATTTGTCGTATATCTGAATCATCATATGAAATATATATCCCGTGATCTTTCAATGTTTCGGCATTTTGTAAATCTTTTAATATCCTCTTGGACATCGCCTACTCCTTTAGCTATATGTATTTTTAGACCTCGGTGCTTTTATAAAAAAATGATCTAGCAAATCCCAAAATTTTTATCTTTAATAATGTATATATGTCGTCCCTTGGTTCATTTGACCAACACCCCCTTTCAAAATTTCTTTCAGAAAGGCGATCAACATCTTCACAAAATGCAAGTTTAACGGGTATGGGAGATTTCAAATGCAAGTGTATTATTAGTGATGAAGAATATCCAAAATTTATGGATCTTCTTAATGACTACCTATTTGTGCAGAAAAAACGTCCTATGAATTTTGTAGAACAACCCAGAGCCGATTCTCCTAAACCTCTTCTTATTGATCTTGATTTTCATTATCCTAATGATAAATCCATTGAAAGAACATTTACTACAGAGAATATTAAAACCTTTGTAGCAGATATAACTACAGCACTTGATCACTTCTTCAATTTGGAGAATTATGAAACTCTGCGGTTCTTTATTACATTGCGGAATCAACCTTACCAAGATGTAAAAGGCAAGAAAATCAAAGATGGTATTCACATTATGTGTCCAGATATCACCTTGGTTGCAGAAAAGCAAAAAGCCATTCGTAATTGGATGCTCAAAGAGAAATCTGTAGGAAAGGCTTTTCGTAATACTGGATATGAGAATCTGGATAAAGAAGTCTATGACGAATGCATGGTCAGGAAACAAGGCTGGTTCTTTTACGGTGAATCAAAGCCAAATATTCCAGCCTATCATTTGACAAATGTCTTTGAATATAATCCAGACACAAAAGAACTTGAAGATGGAGACCTATCTTATAGTCCGCGAGAACTTATTGAAATGCTCTCTGTTCGCTACAATATTTCTCCAGATGACAATGATGTTCGCGAATCTGTTCTTCCAGAATTCTTGAGTCTCGCTGAAAAAAAGCCAACCCAGCCTCAGACTCCAACCGCTGAATCCCAGCCGCAAAACCAGTTTGTTACCCAGAATCTTCTGGCAACTGTCGCCCAGCTTCTTCCAAACATGACAAATACAAACGACCGCGAATGGAAACTCTATAAAGATCTTGTAGATTGTCTTAGCCAGACTCGTGCAGAGGGGTATGAAGACTGGAAACGTGTCGGCTGGTGCCTGCATAATATTTCACCAGATGAATCTATGTTTGACATGTGGA